TACCGAACCCACGCCTGCAGATGCTCTCCCAGGCCATTTACCGAGCGGCGCCACGCAGAACTCGCAAACTCGGCATCCTTCATAGGGGGTAAAGGTCGGCGACGGCTCCTTGTCTCAAGAACATAAAGTGGAGTGGCCATCGTTTTTACAACCTTGGATCCACAACCTTCCCCACCCTCCATGACGATTTCAGGATGGTGCCGGGGGTATTTATTCTTATCTGCTGGTGGATGCTCACTGAACGCCTGCAGCTGTCCTTTTGTCGATCCTGATAAATCCGCCAGCGCGCGGCGCAGTTCAATCCGCGTATATTCCAGTTCTTGTAAATTCATTATGCTCAGCGCTCCATACAATTACGCTTTTGTTATTACGCCGATCGCCAGTGCTCGATTCATAAACCGGAATAGCAGCTCCAGCTGGGTACCGTATTTTTTCTCGAACGCTGCAACATCAGCATGTAATTTGTCGTGACACTCTCTGCACAGAGGGATCACAAACAAATCGTGGGCTTTAGTGGCGGTACCGCCCATGCCGTGACCAATGACATGGTGTGGATCATCCGCTGGCCGCCGGCAAGCTTCACAGGGCTGGGTTTTAACCCACCGGGTATAGTCCTCATTCACCCACCTGCGGTGTTTTGGGCGCAACATGAATGATTCAGGGGATTCAGGATCCGCATGCAGAGCCAGAACCTTTGGCAGTTCATAGGCTACTTCCTGATTTGCTCCATGCTTTAATTTCGCAGCCGTGACCGCAGGGGTGACCTTCTTCTGCAAAATGCTTTTTGCCGGGGGCATCGGCACAATGTCACTTTCTCGATATACGGATAAAAACGGCTCATCCGGTAATCGAAGCGCAAGCTGGGCCATCCTTTCCGTGATTGCATCAGCAATGCCTGAATAAACAGCCCACCAGCACAATTCACCGAGGGATAGTTCACGCTCGTTGTTGTAGCCAAGCGAAGACAGGATGGAACTGATCAGCCAGTTAATGAGATTACGCCGGGCCAGTTCTGCCAGCGCCGCGGTGGTTTGCTCGCGCAGCTGGTTATCGCAATGCCAACAGAGCAACATTGATCCAGGGGAATGTCGCATCGTTACCAGCTCATGATGGTGATAATCAGTGTGCGGGTACTGGCATTCCTTCACGTTACGTTCTAACCAGGATTCCAACGCGGTCAAACCGCCTGCTGCACGGATTACTCTCTCGTCAGTGAAGAATTCCTCGAGGGACTTATCTTCTGCCAGCGGCTGCCTAGCATCAGGGACGAGGCCCGACGGAAGCCCAGCCATGCTTTTTGGCTGAGGCTCCACCAGCACACGCCCCTGTTGAAACAGAGACATCAGTTCGCTGCCCGGCTTTAACACCACCAGGCCAAGGCGCGGAACAGTCTCGGCTGTAAACAGTCCTCTCACGCGGCATGCCCCTTAGCGATGTGTGCCGTCCACAGGCCGCCGATCCACTCGATGCCTTTGGGTGTAAAACGTGCCTGGCTAAAGGCGTAATTTGTTTCGCTCGTGGTGCCAGTTTTCACTTCAAACCGCCCGGCAGCAATGTGCTGGTGCCGCGGTGTCAGCACTCCACTGAGCCGGTACAAAATGCCGCTCTCAATGAGGAACAAGCGGAAATCGGTCTCTTTGGCCTGCAACAGCTTTGCCACCTGGCGGAAAGACATTGAGCCTTTAGCAGTACAATACCGATCGACAAACTCAACTTTCGGCGCGGCAGCGGCTAACTGCTGGGCCAGTTGTTCTCTCTGCTCGGCCAGATCCGCGGCGAGGCGTAATGCCTCCGGCAATGTTTGCGGGACACTTACGGCCTGACTGTTCTCCAGCTCTTGCCAGCGATCGACAACAGCGGCGGTAAATTCTGGCGACAGCCTGGCGACAATCACCAGAGAATCACGTTTGTTGAACCAATACTCCTCGTAGGTTTGCCCGTTTTGCGGGTGTGTGTAGGGGGTGTGCGCCAACGGCGCGGTTAAAATACCAGCAGATGCAAGGCGCTCAGCTGAGCGCTTCACATCACCATGTTTGCTCTGTACCAGCCTGGCAATTTCACGGCTGGACATTGTCACAACACCCTTTGCGGTTAACTGATTCATGCTATTTCTCCATATCAGGCGGCTGCACCCGCCGGTTCGTAAATGCTGATCGTTATTTCAACCTTTCCTTTCGGCACCCCTGGCCCCCACTCCACCAGCATGCGCTTTACCTGGCTGTCGTCCTCCCACACGCCAGCATGTGTCAGCGCGTCAAACAGCGCTTTGTTGTAATTGTCCAGATCCCGACGGCGCATATCCGGAGGGAACAGGGTGATTTCTACCGCGGCTGGTGCGGTAGTTGGTTTCGGTAAACGGCGCAGCTGCTCAATGATTGCGGCGCATGCGGCACTTTGATATTTGCGGCCTTCAGCACTGATTAAGTGGCGACCGGCCAGCGGCCCCTTATTAGGGGCTCGCCAGTAGGTGTTCACACTCGGAGGGAAAGGAAGCACCAGTTTCACGCCACCTCCTGCTGGTTGTCAGAACAGAACTCAGGAAGATTTGCCTCAACCAGCGCACGAGCGAACGGCGGCGGTACTGCGTTACCACAGCGCGCTACCTGCTTGTCTTTGGCGTAACGATTGCCGCGATAGTCCTGATCGATAACGTAGCCGTCAGGGAAGCCCTGCGCCTTATAAAGCTCATGCGGTTGCAGCATGCGCATACCGATATCCACAATCTGATAATCATCACCATCAACGGTAACCAGGCCAAATCGATCGTTGGTTGTCACCGTCCCCAGCGGCTCCGACAGTGAAACTCCGCCCTTTTCGTTGCCGTAATATTTCATCAGGAAAGCACGGACTTCTCCGAGATGCAGACCGCCAGCCGTGACCGTCGGTACAGGCTGATCCACTTTGCGGCCGTCTTTGCAGGTACCGCGAAGATGAACAAGATGCGAGGTCACGACAGCATGGTGATCCGTTGTTGTCACCGTATGGGCTGGCGCGTCCATCGCAGCCCCTGGTCCGGTGTAGTTCCCGCCAAAGTGCTTCGCCAGAAACGCGGTGACCAGCTGAGATTTCCCACCACCACCAGCGGTGACGGTGCCGTTTGGTTCGTCGGCGCGGTGCCCGGTGCTGGCGCCAAACTGACGCGCAATGACGGGAGCAACAACGCAGGATCGGGATTCTTTCAGAACGGTGTGTGCTGGCTTACCCATCGGACGGGGTTTAGCCTGATATTCACTCCCCCCATTACCAGACAGAAAAGGAGTAACGACGGCGTAACCGTGGGTTTTGGTGATAGTCTGCAGCGGCACGTCAAGTTCCTGACCCCTAAAACAATCGTACGAGGTCCGGGTGCTGGTGTGGTTGCACTTGACGATAAATGGCGCCGGGTTATTCAGCACAAAACGCTCGATACCGCGCGCAATGCGTTTAAGCGTATTCTCCGCCAATGGTTTAGCACGTTCAAAGATGCTCGGACAGGGCAACGACCAGTCAATGCACTCTGCTGCAGTTCGCCATGGCGCCAGTCTGCCGCTCTGCACTTCCAGTGATTTCGGATCCCCGTGGGTGGGGGCTGGCCAGCGTACGATTTCACCGTCGCAGCGCATGACCATAAAGAAGCGTTTGCGGATTGTTGGCGCCCCGAAGTCGCAAGCGCGCAACTCGCGGTAATCGATGTGGTATCCCAGCCCCTGAATCAAAGACCGGGCTTGCTCGCTATCGGGCTGAATGGAAAGAAACTCGCACACCTCCGCCAACGCCGGATGATTCGCATTAATGCCAGTCGAAAGCATTCCGACAAATGCAGCAAATGTTTCACCTGTACGCGCTGGATCCGGGCGCATCTCATCTTCCAGCAGCGGCCCCCAGGTTTTAAATTCCTCGACGTTCTCAAGCATCATGACGCGCGGACGCTTCGCCAGCGCCCAGCGAACGACTACCCACGCCAGCCCTCGAATCTCTTTTTTTACGGGCTTAGCACCCTTGGCTTTGGAGAAGTGCCGGCAATCAGGGCTAAACCATGCGAGACCAACAGGGTTGCCGCCAGTCGCCGCCACCGGGTCTACATCAAATACGGACTCGCAGTAATGCAGCGTATCCGGGTGGTTCGTCTTGTGCATGGCAATGGCGTTTTCATCGTGGTTGATGGCAATATCAACACTGCGACCAATCGCCAGTTCGATCCCAGTAGAGGCACCGCCGCCACCAGCAAAGTTATCAACGATAATTTCACGCATGGACCGCCCCCTGCATACTGCTGACCAGCCCACTGGCAATGGTGATGATCTCGCTGAGTGATGTACGCTCCAGCCATAGCTGGTTGATGTGGGATTTCAGTTTGTTCTGTTGCGGCTCTTCCAGATCGGCGGCACCGTCTACCTGTCCGAATGCCAGATTGACCTCCAGCGGCCAGATGCGAGATTCAATAACAGGCTCAGCGGCTGGTTTAGCCGCAGGAGTCGGAGCTACATCCCGCGCCGGAGATATCAGCCCAGCTGCAAACTGCGCCAGCGCCATACTTGCCCGCCCTTTCGCTTCCAGCTCTGCGCGATCGATATAGCTAAAACGCTCACCGCGCCAGGCCTTATCGAATATCGCAATGGCCCCCGCAAAGAAAGCGCTGGTGGGTTTCTGCTTTTCGTCGGCCGGAACAAACCATGCCGGGAGATCGAATCCAATACGACCACGAATAAACATGATGTGATCGGCATCTTCCGGCCACCATGTTTCACTTGTTGCTGACTTTACGAGGTAAATGTAGCGACCACCCTTTTCACGCTGCTCGGCGGTATATTTCATGATATGAGTCATACCAGTTATGGCTTGTTTTTTATGGTACTGCGAGCGGCTGTAGGGTGGATTAGCAAAGGCTGCACCTCCGAGTTCAGCCAGTCGCCCAGACCAGTCCTGTGTTAATGCATTATCTTCAGCGGTATACCATGCCGGGCATTTCGCATTGCTGTCGTCAGCAAACAGATCCAGAACAAGAGGACCAAATAACGCATTAATTCCCCAGAACAAAAGATCAGGTGTACGCCACTGATCACCAACTTCTTTTAAGTAATGGGACGGTGCAGCGCGCATTGCTTCCAGCGATTCACAATATGCATTCATCACGCCAGTACCTCCTGCACTACTTTCTCGACATGCGACACTCGGCCTTCCAGATCCGCAACGCTATCAACAAGCTCATCAACTGCCAGCTGTGCACGATGTTTGGCCTGCATCAGTTCACGCAACGCCGGTACCAGCGCTTTTTTAAGCGCGTCCTTTGTGGCCCCCGTCTTTTCCAGCTGTTCGGCACGTTTGAGCATATCTTCAGCCTGGCGGCGCAGTTGTTCAGGGGTTGGTGATATAACCTGCGATTTCATGAGCGGAATCCTTTTGGAACGGTGTACTTAACGTCTGAATAACTGGACCTGAACGCTGGATCTTCAGCCCCTCCTTTAGCCCATTTCCCGTTTTTCTTCTCCGGGCGCCCGGCCTTGTCCCAGTTACCCGCACGCTTGAGATAGCCAGGAAAATTTTTCGGGATGAACAATGTCGTCGGGCGGAGATATTCCTCCTGTTCTGAGTCTTTCCAGTCCTCGTTTTTGTAGTCCACCACCAGCTCCATTTCTGCAACGGTAAATCCTTCACGGAGACGAGCCCTGATATGTTCAAGCGACGTAGCGCAGACCTGAAAGCGCGAGCCAGTGGTTTGGTTTAGATGGGTCAGAACCTGTTTTGCTAAATCAGTGAGCACCACTTGCGGGTCTGGTTCCGCAGGAACCGGACAAGAAGGTTTTGATCCTACTGATGGATCTGTATTTGAATTTACTGACGGATCGGGTCCAGTTTCTGGACCCTGAGAACCCTGATTTTTTGTCTCTTTCGGACGTTCAGATTCTGGACGTCCAGATTCCGAAGGTTCAGATTCTGAACGTCCAGATTTTGGACCCTCGTAATGCTCATTTGCAGCCTGACGAAGCTTGGTAACGTTCAGGGTGTAAAGGTTACTGGTGCTGCGCTGGCCCAGGAGACGTTCTTTTTTGGTCAGCCTGCCATCTTTAACCAGCTCCCCGATCAAAGTAATAACAGTACTGCGCCCGGCGCCGAGCTGGCGCGCAATAGTCGCAACGCTTGGGTATGCGATGCCCTCATCGCTGGCATAGTCAGCCAGACGCAGCATGATCAATAACTTATTGCCTTTGATGCCTGCAGCGGCGCAACCATCCCAGACATATGCGGATAATTTGACGCTCACTTATCAATCCTCTTGAATCTGGCGCGGAAGATGATCATCGGAGCCACACACTCCCACTCATATCCCGGGCGGCGGTAAATCACACGCTGGCGGCCAGCGTCATAGCCAGTCACATGCACAACAATGCCGTGCTGATCGCGATAAAGGCGGTCCATTGGTTGAATATTCTCTTCCAAATCAACCTCCCATCAGTTCAGAGGCGTAACGCTGTGCTATCCACTGGACGCCGCGGGGAGTTACTCGGGTTTGGGTGTAGGCATGGCCATAATCAGATGTACCCGTTTTGCCGGTAAACAGGCCTTCGCGCTGACGCAGGGCATGAGGTAGCAAGTTGCCGGACTGACGGAACAGCACCTTGTCACGCAGAAGCGTGTCGATCATGGCCTTTTCCGGCATGTTCAGGATTTTTGCGGTTTCACGCAGGCTTTTGGCACCGCCGGCTTCGACATACTGATTCACAAACGCCACCTTGGGCGCGTCCTGCTGGACCTTAAGTGAGAGCTTCGCATTTCTTTCAGCCATGTCGGCTGCCAGGCGAAGTGCCTCTGGCAATGTTTGCGGTATAGCGTTGGCGCTTCCCTCAAGCTCACGCAAACGACGGATAATCTTCATGCGTAGCGGCGCGCTGTACCCCGCGATTAAACATTCTGTATGCTCACGGTCGAGGCGGTATTCCCGGTATTGCTGGTGGTTTTGGGGGTGTGTCCAATAATGGGCATACCCCTCCAGTGACTCTCCCAACTGCTGCATCATCGCTTCGATGTCACGCACCACATGCTTATGCTGCTTGCCAGTGAGAGAAGATATCTCACGGCTGCTCATGGTAGCGGCGCCAGCGATGTAAGGAGAGGCGTGAACTAAAGATGAAGTCGGCTGGTTATTTACCTGCTGCGCCATTCTGCTTCCCTCCCTTTGCAATAAAGTCCCCCACAGCCCATTCGGTAAAGCTGTGGTTAACCTGGGCCCATCCGCCCGGTATTCTTACGGCATAGCAATACGCAATAACGCCTTTACCACCGCGAACTGGCAATGCGCGAAGTTGCGAACGCTGATTATTTGCGGTTAAATTGCTCATGCGGATTTCTCCATACACATTGATTTATTCGCCACGACGCCCGGAGCTGCACACTCGCGGGCGTCATTCTTTTCTGGCTGGCAGAAAATGCGATAAACAAGAGCCGAATGCTCCTGAAGTTTTTGAATAGAGCTATAGAGCTCCCCATCGATCGCCGCCCGTTCATGCGGCTCAATCACACCATCTTCGATCGCTGCGCGAATCTGTTGCGAATAGGCTGTTATCTGTTCGATAACCTCAAGCAGGCGCTGATTGATATCCGCGTTATCCACTTCTTCAATATCCGCAAGCGGAACAAAAACCCCACCGGATTGGCGCGCTATCGCGTCAGCGATATGACTTGTACCACCAGCACGCTGCAGCACCATCGCCCAACCGAGCGGGAAGATCTGATCACCATCGGTACGCAGCCGGTTAAACAGCGCGTTCTCGGTCACACCCAACCACTCAGCAGCTTCGGAATACCCGCCAGGAAGCTCGGTGATCGTTTTTTTGATTGCGGCCACCAGCCAGGCTGGCTGCTTATCTACTTTCCATTCAGGTTCTATACCCACGGCTAGGTCCTCCCTTCTGTGGTTATTTCTGATCGTTAGGCGCTGTATTCTTGCCATAACGTTCTGGGTTGAATTCCAGTTCACCAGCAGTTCGATACGCAGCTTCAGCAGCTCGTCCTTTAGGGATTAAGCGTCCGGGGCGATTACGCCACTGGTAAACGGCCTCACTGGTGATGCCAAAAAATTCGGCAACTTTCTCAGTGCTGCCGAAATGTTGTTCAATCTCGTCGGTTGTCATGAAGCCTCCTTAGCTAAGTTTGGTTAGATATTAATAACCAATCTAACTTTGGTCAATAAAAACTAAGATTACTTAGTCTTTTTTAAATTTGGTGCTTTCATGGAAACGGTTGGTCAGCGCATTAAAGCCCTACGCAGGGTTACAAAAACCTCTCAAAAAGAACTGGGTAAGTTCTGCGGAGTGAGTGACGTAGCAGTGGGTTATTGGGAAAAGGATGTGAATATCCCAAACGGAGAATCGCTGGTTAAGCTGGCTAAATTCTTCAATACATCAATAGATTACATTCTTTACGGCACTGAATTTGAAGGGACCCTCATAACTAAAATGAGGCGTGTGCCCGTGATTTCTTGGGTTCAAGCTGGGCAGTTTACGGAATGTAAGGCCGCTGATTTATTCAGTGATGTCGATAAATGGGTTGAAACCTCACTACGGATTGGGGATAGCTCGTTCGCTTTAGAGGTCAAAGGGGATTCAATGACCAATCCAAATGGCCTCCCAACAATCCCTGAAGGGGCAACCGTTATTGTTGATCCAGATGCCGAACCCCTTCATGGCAAGATTGTTGTTGCGCGTATTGATGGCACTAACGAAGCGACTGTTAAAAAACTGGTCATTGATGGCCCACAAAAATTTTTAGTCCCACTAAATCCTCGCTACCCCAACATCCCGATCAATGGTAACTGCCTCATTATTGGCGTAGTTAAAGGCGTTCAGTACGAACTCTAATCCCTTCCCGCTCTTCCTCTAAGCATCAAGCTAAGTTTAGTTTGATGTTTTCGCTTGACCAATAAACTAAGTTAAGTTAGATTTTTTTCTGTCGACACCAAACCACCGCGCCTGATGTGGTTAAAAGCAGGCCAAAGCAATATGAAGTGATCCCTGTTCTGGCTGTTCACTTTCCCATGAGGGTGACAGCCAGCTTTTTAAGGGCACAACGTGAAAGCGCACTCCATCAACTATCGGTTGTGGATGACAGGTAAGTAAACAGGCGGAGTGCGCTTCCAGTTGTGGTAATGCGGCTCTGCGCACGTGACGAGGCCAATAAGTTTATTTCAACTTTGAAATGAATACGTTTCTTAAGGTGTAGCGTCGTCGGTTCTGGCCGGTCCGGCAGGTGGAGGCACCACCGCCACAACAACATCATTGCTGTGTGTAGTCTTTGCCCATCACATCGGTGGGCACCTTTTTTACACAAGAGACAAGGGCATCACCGGGCGACGGGCTCATTCCCCAATCCACCCGGGCGCTATGGAAATGGACCTCCTACCCATAGCCGAAGCGCAGGTGCCCTTTTCTGTTGTGTATGGAGAAGTTCCACTGGCGGTGGCAGCCGCCTCACAGAGGGTTAAACCATGAGTAATGACCGCATGACCGTAGTGCCCGATTTCCTGGGCGAACTGGATGCCGGCGTGTTCATGAACAAGATCGCGGCAGCTTTAAACACTACCGCGCTTGGCGTTCTGAACAACGGTACCAAAGGCAAAGTAGTCCTCACCTTTGATATTGAGCGTATGGGTAACTCCGTCGAAGAGAAGCGCGTCAAGATCAAGCACAAGCTGAACTACCTCACCCCCACCCCGCGCGGTAAAGCCTCCGAAGAAGACACCACCGAAACACCAATGTGGGTTAACAAAGGCGGCAAGCTGACCATACTGCAGGAAGATCAGGGGCAGCTGTTCGGGATCAACGGCGGCGTTGACGGAAAGCTTAAAGCGGCACAGTGATCCGCAGCAGACAAATCACTGACATCCCTTTGACCACATATTAAGGAAATTTTATGTCCCAGATTTTAGACGGCAACGCCCTGCAGCAGGTGAAAGACCTGGTTCTTTCCGGTTACCACCTGGATGCAGCAAAAGTTACGGCATGCCCGACTGCCCTGCTTCCTGAAGGGGTTCACGTAGAAAGCCTCGAGCGTTTCGAGTTTGAGCGTTTTCGTTTCCGCGGTGCCATGACTACAACCAGCATTCCTGACTTTGTGCGTTACGCAGCAGGCTACGCCAACGAAGCTGAACCAGCGCGATGCTTTATCGATGCTGACAACATGACCGCACGCTCCGTGTTCAATATCGGTACTCTGGCTAACCCTGGCCATGCTGATAACGTCGCATCTATCACCCTCAAAAAGACAGCGCCATTCCGAGCCCTACTTCAGGTAAATGGCGATCGACTGGGCCAGAAGGAAATTGCTGAATGGCTGGAGGACTGGGCCGACTTCCTGAGCGCATTTGATGCCGACGGGAATGTGTTGTCCATCGCGCAGGCAGCTGGTGCCGTTCGTCGCGTCAATATCAAACAAGTCTCGGAAGCAGCTCATGAAGACGAAGATTTTGGCGGCAGAAAGTCCCTGATGCAGAGCGTTGAAGCCAGCAGTAAAGACGTGATGCCTGTCGCCTTCGAGTTCAAATGCGTGCCATATGAAGGCCTGGGCGAACGCCGCTTTAGCCTGCGTAACAGCCTGCTAAAAAGCGGGGAACCGGTGTTTGTACTCCGCATCGTTCAACTGGAAGCCCAGGAAGAAGCTATCGCCAACGAGTTCCGTGACCTGCTGATCGAGAAGTTCACCGACAAGCCGGTTGAAACCTTTATCGGTAACTTTAAAGCGTAATTTCTCTGCATTAAATCCCCGGCGCCGCGGGGATTTATTGAAGCGTAATTCCCTTTATTAATCGCCAATGGCGAGGGATTCGTACAACCAAAAACTGGCGCAGGTGCAGCTGCCAAATATGGAGAAGAAAATACGATGAGTTATATCCAGACACTTTCAGGTAAGAAATTCGATTACCTCAATTCAACCACTGACGACGTAGAGATCGAGGATATTGCGACCGCACTTTCCCACATCTGCCGCTTCAGCGGTCATCTGCCGGAATTTTACAGCGTGGCCCAGCACTCGGTACTGTGCAGCCAAATTGTGCCGCCAGAGTTTGCCTTTGAAGCCCTGATGCATGACGCAGCTGAAGCCTATTGCCAGGACATCCCTGCCCCCCTGAAAGCATTGCTTCCAGATTACCGTCGCATTGAAGAGCGGGTAGAACAGCTGATCCGGGCCAAATTCAGCATCACCCCTGATATGTCAGCGGTAGTGAAATACGCCGATCTGGTGATGCTTGCCACGGAACGCCGCGATCTGGATATCGACGACGGCTCACTCTGGCCTTGCCTCGAAGGTATTCCGGCCAGCGACATTATCCAGATTGTTCCTCTTCGCCCAGGCCAGGCATATGGCTTGTTCATTAACCGTTTCAATGAGCTTACGGAATCACGCGCATGCCTCGCATGAAGATAAAAGAACTGGTAGCCGCAGCCCATGCTGCGGCGGGGAAACTGCCACCAGCAGAAGCCTCTCTGATGCGTGAGGTAGCCACTCGCCTGGACGTTACATTTGCCGCCTTGACGGAATCGATGGACCAGCGAATGAGCCTTGACGCCGAAATTAACCATCTTCGTCAGGAGTCCGTCCAATGACCACCAACAAATACGCGACTCTGCGCGGCACAATCGCCAGAGCTAAACGCAACGACTGCCAGAAGGTAGTGATGCGTGTGACGTTAGTTGAAGAACCCCTCCTTCAACTGTCAAACGCTGAGAAGCAGGTAAATGCGCTAGCTGCGGAAGTTCAGGCGGTGCGATGGGCTGCCGGGCAGGTTTATTCAGCTGGGTATAATCATGGGCACCTTAATACTGCTGATGAACTCCCCTATGCATCTGATGAAGAACTTCTTCAGAGAGGAAATGAAGTCCTTATCGAGTTCACCGACCCAGACCATTCAGGCAATGTGACCGACGCTGTACTGGATGAAGTGCGTGCCCACGCTATCAAATCTGCCCTCAACGATTGCTCGGAGTGCCTCGATAGGGACTGCATCATGGATTCGAACGGCATCAGTTATGAAGATGCAGCACTCCGTGAAGCGGGTGCTATGGCATTGCATGATGCGTTACTTCGCCAGGAGCGTGCCGTATGAGTTCAGACATCATCGATCAGGCAAACGAGCTGGTAGAGCACCGCCTGCAGCTGGCCATACAAAAACACCGTATTGATCAGAATGCAGTCTCTGCAGAGCACTGTTCAGAATGCGAAGAGGACATTCCTGAGGCGCGCCGGGTTGCAATGCCTGGCTGCAAAACATGCGCCAGTTGCCAGGAAGTTTTAGAGCTCATGATAAAGCAGCGTAAGGGGTAATCGACAATGGCAATAAACCAGAAAATTAAAACCCATACCGGAACCATCATCACCAAAGATGGCGAGAAAACCGTGCAGTTGCGCGAGACTCCAACGACCTGGTGTGTTGGTCGCACTGAAACTTACCGGAAAGAAGATGGCCGCCGTAGCGGCGCACCGCTGACATCACGCCGTCTGATTCTGAGCAGCATAAAGCCGCTCGAAGGTGGTGCAGCATGAGCCAATCATTAAATGCACGCTGTATCCGCCGCTGGGAAGTTGAGTTCAAAGGCCTTTGTGATTCGAAGGTGAGTCCGTGGTGGAATAAGCGCGATCTCCGCGGCTATATCCGTGAATGCGCCCTGACAACTGCTGAATGCATGGTAGAGAGCCTGGCCTATAACAACGCAATGCATGATTTTTTTGCTGAAAACGGCGATGACCGTGGCTGGTCTCCAGAATTCACAGTTTGGTACGACAGCAGCCGTCATGAGCAGTACAGGAAAGAAGCACTGAGCTACCTCAATGAAGAGGCCAGCAACGACGAAATAGACGAAGAGATTCAGAACGAGCTGGAGGCCTGGAATGACTAACTGCCCATCAACACCTAAACCTTTTCGCGCTGACGGCGGCGATATAAGCACTGGCCGCCTCAAAGAAATAGCGGACAATCCATACGGTGACGAAGAGAAATGCTGGCTGGCTAAGCGTGTGCTGGCGTCACTTGACCTGGAGCCTGTGGCGTGGACTGATACGGATGAATTGCGTGATGTAAAAAATGGAGGCATTGGCTATCTGTTTGCTATAGGTGGTGAGGCCAATAAATTTGCTGATCCGCGCCGCCAAGTGATGCTTTACACCACCCCGCCAGCTCCGACAGTGCCGAATGAATGCCCGGCAGAAATTCGCGAGCTGATGGCGTCGTATTCTGATGCCCTCTTCGACGATGAAGACGCGCAGGTGATATGGAACGCCTGCCGCGCCGCATTGCTTAAAGGTACCTATGGCAACTCCCCTGCTGTTCCGGATGGGTGGGTGATGGTGCCGGTTGAGCCGACAGAAGACATGATCGTCAATGGTTTTGAATCAGAGCCAAATGAGAGCTTTAGCGATGAGAAGGAATGGGAAGCATACGAAGCCATGAGTGGATGCCAGCAAGCGGCGCACCGGGCAAAACTATGCTGGTCGGCAATGCTCACAGCAGCCCCCAAGCCGGAGGCCTGATGCCCAGCAAACTCAAACAGCGGCGCCTGCGCCGCCTTAAGGCCGACCTGGCCTGGTGGCGAGAAGAGGCAGAGGATTGCCGCTCCCGCCTGCTGGAGCTGGCAGGGGAAATCGATAGAGTACGAGCACAGATCGTCAGAGTACCAATGCCGGTGGTTGTCCCCTCGGCTTTAATCGCAGAATTAGCAATGGAGAAAGCAGTTGAACGACTTAATGATTGACCTCGAATCAATGGGGAAAAAGCCAAACGCGCCGATCGTCTCAATTGGTGCCGTCTTTTTTAACCCTCAAACAGGTGAACTTGGCCAAGAGTTCTACACGGCCGTCTCGCTTGAAAGCGCAATGGCTCAAGGCGCGGTACCGGATGGAGATACAATTCTTTGGTGGCTAAAACAAAGCCCGGAAGCACGCTCAGCTATTTGTGTTGATGACGCGATGCCTATCACTGATGCACTGTCGGAACTCAGCCATTTCATCCACCGTCATGCATATAATCTCAAATACATGAAGGTCTGGGGTAACGGGGCCACCTTTGACAATGTGATTCTGCGCGGAGCTTACGAACGCGCCGGACGCATTTGCCCGTGGGAATTTTGGAACGATCACGATGTACGCACGATTGTTACCCTCGGTCGCAGTGTTGGTTTCGATCCGAAGCGAGACATGCCTTTCATTGGCGATGTCCATAATGCCTTGGCTGATGCGCGCCATCAGGCAAAATATGTGTCAGCAATTTGGCAGAAAATTATCCCTGCCACCAGCACCAACGTGTAAACCACACAGCCCGGGTGCAGCCGGGCTTTATGGAGAAGGAAACCATGGCAAAGCTAATGAAAGCGAGTCTCTGGAGTAAACGCGAATTTACCAAAGACTCCATTCCTGACAACCGTACAATTAAACGTTGGGTCGAAAACGGATTACTCATGGGAAGGATCGTAGACGGTTCAGTATTTGTCTATGAAACCGAAAAATGGGGAGTCGACTCAATTGTTAATCAGGCGGTACGTCAGTTAATAATTGAGGGTTGACCATGGCAGCAAGGCCACGAAAAAAAGAATACCGCCACCTTCCTGATTATCTTTTTTTTGATAAAGATCGTGGCGTGTATAAGTTCACGCTTATAACTGGGAAAAAGAAAACTCTCGGTTCGGATCGAGTAATGGCTATCGCCATCGCCCGAGAATATAACCTGAGGATGCGCCCTGAAAATACACCATCGATAGATTCATTAATTCGGGAGTCGGGAGGGCAGAATGGTGAAGCCCACCCGTTTTCTGAACATGTTGATCGCATTATGGAGAGAGCGATCAAAGATGAGCAGCCGTCTAAAAGCACACTTGACGATTGGAATAATGATGCCATCAGGGTTAAAGAATTTTTTAATAACATACCCGCATGCGACATTGAGCTTGAGCACGTAAATGCCTACATACGAAATTACCATTCTGAATCGTCGGCCAATGTTCAGAACCGAAAAGTTAGCTTCCTGAAAAAGCTATTCTCTTATGCTGTGGATGAATCGCTGATGATGGATAACCCTGCAACACGGAAAAAAATGCGGCGCGTCGATAAAAAGGTCCGCCGGCGACTTACTTTGGAACAGTTCCTGGCCATACATGCAGCTGCTGAACCTTGGCTGAAGACTGCAATGGACCTTGCAATACAAACTACGCAAGCGCGCTTGGAAGTTTCCCGGATCCGGTACTCGATCAAGGAACCTAAAGAAGGGGTTTGCGGATGTGTATGGTTCGATCAGGAAGAGGCTGGCATATTCGGAACGCTTTACATTCATCGGCAAAAAGTGCAGCACAAAGAGGCCTCACACGTTGCCATTCCGATCGGCAGGACCCTGAAAGAGATCATCGACAACAGCAGAGACAATGTGGCCAGTCCCTATGTTGTTCACCGGCTTCTGGAAAAGAGAAGCAATCCTATAAGCAAGGAAGTTAACCACCCTACACAGGTGGCCCCTGATTATTTGAGCAGGGCATTTTCAGAGCTGCGGGACCGGATAGGTGTAGCGGCAGAATTACCTATCAAAGAAAGGCCAACTTTCCACGAGATTAGAGCGCTGGCGGCTCATATTTTCGAAAGACAAGGTATCGATCCGCAGGCAAGGATGGCCCATAGTGATGCAAAATCGACAAAAATTTATACCCAGAACCATGTTGAATGGGTAGAAGTTCCTCATGCTGAAATTGTCTTTAAAGCCGGGTGATGTATGGGGAAAAACCTACCCGTAACTCATTGATGTATATAGTGCGGATTTTGCAAAAAATGCACTGTTTGCATATACAGTCAAACATGCCGTTGCACCAGTATTTACAAGGGTTGCAGCGGCTTTAACGCAGTGACATGGGGTGTCGGGGGTCGGAGGTTCAAATCCTCTCGTGCCGACCAAATTATTCACCGATTAAAACGGTAACCCCTTAAAAACCCGCACTCTTACAAAGACTGCGGGTTTTTTAATGTCATATTTCCTCCCTGTTCTCAGCAAAACGCACCAGCCACTTTGATTGTAAATCATGGAAAAGCTTCTATTATTTGATGGTACACGTCATTTTTATGAAGGATTTACATGAGAGTTAATGGACTTACGAAAGGATTTTTCATCCTGATCGTGCTGATCGTCACCCT